TCAGCGACCCACTTCCCGCAAAGCTGGCAGAAATGAAGATTGCACTCTGTACCGGCTTCGAGCAGCTCTATTTTGCCACAGTTGCATTCTTTGATGGTTTCGTTGTTGTTTACCATGTTTTACTCATATAATTTATTTGTCCGTCTGTCATTTGCTTATGGCTACAAGTTTTGCAAGTAGCTCGATAACCATCTTTACCAGTCGAGCATTTAGCAAAGCATGAAACAAGCGGCTTCAGTTCTCCACACTTTTTACATTTCTTTGCTTCTAATTTCATCAGCAATCACCTTGTAACACAAATCAGCATCGGCAAAATTCAGCATAATCCGCTGCTTTTCGTACTGCGCCTCTTGTTTATCCACGCCGTAATGTTGCCATACCAGGTTAAAATTATCAATTGATGATTGCGGTGGGCGAAATACTTTGTTGTTTGGTGCGCTCATTACGCAGTGCATCCTCAATTATTTGAGCTTTTGGCTTGTCTGTGCGGCTGCTTAAATACTCGACAACATCTGGAGCTAGGCTATACGATACTCTGATTTTTTTGGAGTCTGACCGTTTCCGGCCAGCTCCTGTGCGTTTGCCGCCTTGCATATTATCTATATCCTTTTGCGTTGCGTCTTGCTTGGATTTCCTCGTTTGTTTCTGCAAAATCTTTAGGGCAGCAATCTTTACAATATCCATCTACTTTATGCCATCCAAATTGACTGTTTTTGCAAGATTGTCCGGCTTTGTAAACGTTGTATGGTAATTTTTTCATTTTATTTCCTCACTTAGTTGATTAATTTGTTTACCGCATGAATTAAATTATACAGACATTTTGATTAAATGCAAGCATTATTTTATTCGCACTACTTTTAAATCAAAAAAGTAATCCGCAACACGATCAAAAGAAGTCTCAAACTTCCGTCCATGCTTGCGCCCACACATATAAGCCGCGGTTCTAGCTGTAACCATTTCATCAAAGTCAGCGCACTCGATAACTTTAACCTGGCCAAGCTCCAGCTTATCATACCCATAATATCTACGGTTCTTTCTATATTCTCTATTCATTTTAGCCTGTAATCCCATATTTGATAGCGGAGTGTAACACAAATATAAATAAATGTATAAATAGTACTTGCAAATACACAGATTCTGTGTATAATTCAAATTGTAGTTTAACTAAAGGAGAAACAAAAATGTTTATATCATATGTACTTATATCAATTTTATTATTTTACTGGGTAGACCAATCATGAGAGAACTAACTAGATGGCAAATAATCCAGGCATGCGGCCTTGGATCAGGAATAGATACAGTGATTGTTGATGATGATGGAGTTAACGCAATATGGCAATACGGCCCGATAACCGAACTTGAAGAAGCAGCACGCGAAGAAAAGACAAAAAAGGTAGAAGCATACCTAAAACGCGAAAAAGAGAAGCTGCCACAAGAAACACAGCAACACCTAAACCACATGACATGTCACCAAGAATTGATGGTCGAAATAGTTTTTAAGGAAAATATACATGCCGAAGCCGATTGAGATACGCAAGGAGCGTGTACGATTGCGTCTAACGCAGAAAAAAGCTGCGGACATAGTACGAGTCCACATTAACACTTGGAACAGCTGGGAACGCGGTTTAAGCCGCATGCCGGAGTCAATTTTTGAATATTTTAAAATAGTGAGTGAATCTAGATGAAAAAATATAAACCAGAACCACACGAATACGCCGATGTATTTATTGCGTGCGCAAAGGATAAGTCTAAGGTATTGCAGTTTAAAACTAAAGGATCAGCAATATGGCATGACTCGATAGCTGCAAAGGATGAGGGTATTGAGTGGAGGGTAAAGCCGTAAGATACCAATTAACGCCACACCAACACAACGAGCCGGAGAAATCCGGCTTTTTTGTGTGCAATAAAACAAGCTTAGTGACTACTTTTTAATCAGTTACTAATCTTCAAGTCCAGCAAACATACGGGTTTGACATTGGTTTGAGTGCCGTAGCTTAGTAACTTAATTACTAAGCTTCAAATCCAATACAGCAAACGATTACAGCGATATTTTATGAAGCTTAGTGCTTAGTGTCTTAATATAAAAAAGAGGGGAATTTTGGACGTAAAAAAAGAGTATTGTTTAAATACTCTGTATTTAAATGTGACTTTACCTATATATTCTATATCTTATAGATGTTATATAGGGTGGATCTGTATTTTAAAATCTATATAAAGGGCTTGTGCGTATTCTACTAACCTTCGTCTAACTTGTTGTTTTGTAATGCGAAATAGCTTAGTAACTTTTTACTAACCTTTCACTAACCTTACTAACCTTTTTATCCACGCCATCCTAGCGTGTTGTGGAGCCACGCTCTCCAAACTGCACAGTAACACAGGTGGAATTATTTTGCAAATATCATTTTTATTAAAGACCCATTTACTTTATGATGGCGTAATTCTATGTAAATTTTATCTATTTTGATAAGAAGTTCTATAGCATCTTCAATAAGTTGCTTCTTAACTCGATACCTATTCTCAAGCCTACCTATTGTTATTCCATCCTCCCCAACACTGCACAAAATCTTCGCAGCCATTGATTTTACCGGTTCAGTCTTCTCTTTGACGTTAGAATAAGCTAGGTTGGTTTTATATTTGATGTCTCTACGCACATATTCAACCGCCCATTCAACGTGCTCCAGGGTGCGTTCTGAGCCTCCCATAGCCAATATGAAAGATATTTTCTCGATCATTTCATAGCCGCGCCGAACTACTGCTTCAAAACCTGTCTGTTCTGTGTGCTTATCTGCTTCATCAAAAATCCAATCACTTGCATCCATTAGCGCTTGACCGGCTTCTTGCGTTGTCGTGATGATTGTCTTTTCTCCACGCGCTTCGATGCGCTTGTCGATGATGTTAAACTCTCCACTGGATGCTAATGCGCGTAGTTGATATTTAAGATCGTCCGGCATGTCTACCGATCTAAAGCCGCGCTTAGGCCGTGGGTTAGTATCTGGCTCATTGATGATAATCGACCGGCCGAAGAATCCGTTTGTCACTTGCTCGAAAGATACTGACTCGTTAAAAATTGATGGCGAACTCCAGCCCACGACAGACAAAAATGGATTTTTAAGACCTTGGTCGATACTACCCAACGAATCTTGGATTGCTTTGATGCGCGACTCGATAGATGCTGATGATTCGCCCTGGTCGATCTTTTTGTTGAGTGCCGCCATTTCCCGGTGAAGGTCGCTTTTAATCTCGTCGCGCGTATCGCCATCAAGCAACAAACTTCCGCTTGATTTGCTATAAGCGGACATAATCATAGCCACAACGCCTTGCAAGTAAGATGCGCCGCCGGATTTGTGCGACATGTTGAGCTTGCGTAAAAACAAGCCCATTTCATCAATGTTGTAGATTGCTGTTTGATTGCGTATCAGGTCACGGATGATGGATTGTTCTGATTTAATCTTGCCATTGACCGCTGCGGATAGACCGGCTTCAAGGTGCAAGTCGTTAAACGCTTGAAGTACGGCTTCTTTGCCGGCGCTGGAGCCAGCTACCCCAAAGGCCATCATATTACTAGTTAGTTTCTGGTCGTCGATACGATGATTCAGGCCGCCAATGTTACCAACCGAGACAATCGCCGCAATAACGGAAAGATGCTCCATAGGGAAACGGCATTGGCTATTGATGTATTTTGTAACCTCCCCAACCAATCCAGGCGGGGATTTTAGGTCATGTTTTGGTTGCCACATGTCAACGTCCGGCGAATCTGTCGGTGCCTCCCCGAAGTATTGCCGTGCGTATTCGTCTAGTTTGCTGCTTATTGATTCATTCATCGTATTATTCTCTTGGTATATTCAGTCGCCGTATGAATCCGCATGACCGCCATCGACAGACGATCATAATCCTCATCGCTAATCATTTTTGATTGCAGCACGTGCTTTGCAGTTATCAGCAATACCAGAGACTCATAAGCCAGCCCTTCCAATACTTGCTGCGCGTCGTGGAATGGTCGTTTTGTACGTGGTTGTGATGCATCAAAGTTGTTGGATGGCGGGAATAGATCAACCATGTCAAATCCTATTGCAGCACAGATATCGTGAGCTGAGCAGTGTTGCGAGAAGCAGTGCATAATGATTGTGCCATTGTCATCCTTGATTGATAGCGATGGCGTTTTATCCTGGTGGCAGGGACACGATGCCATCCACTGAGAATTGCCACGTCGACGTACTTTGTCTAGTTTGGAGAGGAAGGATTCAATTGTCATTTTTTCTCATCCACTTTCAACGCTCCATTAGTAACAACCTGCACTTTATAAGCCATCAAATCAGGCACATCTTCGCCCCAGCTATACACGGCTTGCGGCCAACATCCGAGAGCATCGGCGGTTTTCTTAATACTCCCAAAGTACTTTATTACGTCTTTTTTCTTCATAATTTATTCCGGTTTGTTTAAAAGATAGTTGACACAATACCAGAATGTATGAAACAATGCAAATCATCGGTTAACAATAAATGGAGAGAAAATGATCAAGATTTATAACAGATTTAACGATGAATTAATAAATGAGTTTGACGTGGAAAAATTGCGTGATGCTAATCTGCGTGGTGCTAATCTGCGTGGTGCTGCTCTGCGTGGTGCTAATCTGCGTGATGCTAATCTGCGTGGTGCTAATCTGAGTGGTGCTGCTCTGCGTGGTGCTAATCTGAGTGGTGCTGATCTGCGTTGTGCTAATCTGCGTGATGCTGATCTGCGTGGTGCTAATCTGAGTGGTGCTGATCTGCGTGGTGCTGATCTGCGTGATGCTAATCTGCGTTGTGCTAATCTGTGTTGTGCTCTGATTGTTATATACGGGTTAGAATGGCAGGTTTACATAACAAAAAACCATATTAGGATTGGATGCCAAGCGCATGACTTGGAAGAATGGGAATCGTTTACTGATGGTGATATTTTAAACATGCACAGTGACGCACAAGAATTTTGGAAAGGGAACAAAGATATGATTATCAATCTGTGTAAAAGATTAAGCGAGGACAAAAAATGATAGACACAGAAAACCTAACAAATTACGAAATACTTGATTTAATAGATGAGCACGAACTTAACATTACGCAAACAAACGGCGAAATACGAGTAGCAGGATATCAGGAAGGCGGTGAGATATCTATCCAGACAAAAATAGGTGGAATACGAACCGCCATAAAAGAATGGGCAGAGGCATATAATGAGGTGATTAAATGATTGAATACAAACCAGGGATGCCGCCAATCACCGCCCCATACTACATAAACAACATGCCAGCTGATATTTATCATGCACATGACAGCATAAGCAACAGCGGTTTAAAGTTGATCGGAGGATATAGCCCTGCGCATTATAAATATCCACCTGAGAAGCCGGAAACAAGGAACAAAGTGCTGGGATCAGCATTACACATGGCAATACTTGAACCGGATTTGTTTTACGATAAATATACGTTATTGCGTGATGCAAAAGACAGAAACGCGAAAGAGTACAAAGAAGCAAAGAAAGTTCACGGTGAAGAACTTGTGCTTGTATCAAGCGAGTGCGCAAAAGTGGAAGGTATTAGCGAATCTCTCTGGTCAAAGTTTGGTGAGCTATTGTCACTACCAGGACATAACGAACTATCCGGTTTTGTTGCCGATCCTGAGACAGGAGTTATGTGTCGACATAGGTTCGACAAGTTGGCCAAATGCGGTATTGCAATTGATCTCAAAACGACTGTGGATGCAAGGTCAGATGCATTCTCACGATCAATAAACTCATACGGATATAACCAGCAAGCGGCATTTTATTCCGATCAGTTTAACTGGATAACCGGAGACCAACTACAGGATTTTATATTTATCGCCATTGAATCAGAGTCACCATATGCAGCTAAACTATACCGCATCGGTAATCAGTCTATTGAGATCGGGCGCGAACAATACCGATCGGCTTTGAACAAATACGCGGAATGTAAAGCAAGCGGATTCTGGCCTGGGTATGAGTGCGCCAATATCGAAGAAATTGAAGTCCCGCAATACATTATTAATAGGCATGATTTTGAACAGATAGAAAGTTTTACTTTTACGGAGTAGCAAAAATGAATAATGAATTAATAGTGCCAAGCAAAGAAACCGCATTAACTGTGTATCAAACACAAAATGGCCTTGATCCATTTTTGGAGCATATCAGGAAAGAAATTGATGCGTTTGTGCCAGATGTATCAACAAAAAAAGGCCGTGATGAAATTGCGTCCATTGCTTACAAAGTAGCGAAAAGCAAGACTGCTTTGGATGATGTTGGGAAAGAGCTTGTAAACGACCTTAAAGAATTACCAAAGAAGATTGATGCAGAACGTAAGCGAGTAAGAGAAATACTTGACGCATGGAAAGAAGAAGTAAGGAAACCCCTCACAGAATGGGAGGAAGCAGAAGAATCAAGGATAGCGCATCACAAAAACAGTATTGAAAACATTAAAACAGCGACACATGAAATTGAATTGATTGATAGCATTTTATTAAAAGCAAGGATAACTGCTATTGAATCTATTGCTGTTGATGCAAGTTTTGAAGAGTTTGAGCTTGAAGCAGTGCACACAAAAGAAGACGTATTGAATAAACTAAAATACGCTCTTGAGAAGCGCGAACAATACGATGCAGAACAGGCAGAGCTTGCAAGATTAAGAGCGGAAGCAGCAGCAAGAGAACAAAAAGAACGTGAAGAACGCATCGCTAAAGAAGCAGAAGAAAGAGCATTGAAACAAGCAGAAGAAAAAGCCAAGTTGGAACGTGAAGCATCAGAACGCAGAGAGCTTGAGCTTAAATTACAAGCTGAAAAGGCAGAGCGGGAGAAGTTGGAAGCGATAAGGCGCGAAGGATTAGCAATAAAAGAAGCATCAGAACGTGCAGAACGCCTGAAAATTGAAGCAGAAGAACGTCAAAAGGCCGCGATAGAAGCAGAGAAAAAACGCCAAACCGATGAGATCGCAGCAGCAGAAGCAGAAAGATTTAAACGTGAGCAAAACGTAGCGCACATGAAAAAAATCAACAATGAAGCGTTAAAAGCATTTGTTGAAAACGGATTGACTGAAGATTGCGCAAAGTTAGCAATTACTCTTATTGCAAAGAAACTGATAACGAATATAACTATTAATTATTGAGATTAACATGAATAACGAAGACGACTTAAGTCGGACAATAGATCCGAACTCAGACCAGCTAAATGCTGATGACCTGGTCGCAGGAAGTATGGTTATACGAATCAGAGATATCAAATTAACCGATGGTCGCGACCGTCCAATGTGGATATATTTTTATGGAGATAAGAACAAACCATATAAACCGAACATAACTATGCGCAAATTGCTTATACACGCATGGGGAATAAACAGACCGGAATGGATAGGCCGTAGCATGGAGCTGTACAATGATCCTGAGACAAAATTTGGAAATCAAAAAGTAGGAGGTATAAAAATAAGCAGAATAAGCCACATAACCAAAGATATTCGCGCAATGTTACAGACCACACGCGGGAAACGATCTGAGTTTGTTGTGGGGAGACTACCATCCTATCCAGATGCAGATTTCGCAGAAAAATCACCGCAATGGATAGCAGCAATCAAAGCAGAAAAAATAACGCTTGAAGAAGTGATACAAAAAGCAAGTGTTACAGGTGTTTTAACGAGAGAGCAAATTGAAATTTTAAAAGGAGCGGTAAACAATGGCAACTGATCTATGGAACGAACTACCCGAATCAACAGGTGAATTTGAGCAATCGAAAAGTTTTGAAGCAATACCGGAAGGAACGAAAGTGATGGCGCATATTGAAACGGCAGAATTCAACGCTTTTGCTGGATCGGATCATCAGAACCCGAATATTAAGTGGTGTATTGATGAGCCGGAAGATTACAAAGGTCGCAAGTTTTTCCAAACTATCAAGGTAAACGGCGATGATCCATTCGGGCAATACTACAAGCCAGCGGAACAGGATAAGATCAAGTTGCAAGCGTTTACGATGTTATCCGCAATTGATAAAAACACAGGTGGTAACATAGCAAAATTGCGTAGACAGCCTACAGGTGCGGAGTTATCTCAATATCTTGTAGGCGCAAGTATGATAGTTACTTTGGGCGTTAATTCGTTTAACAAGAAAAATCTCGTTCGAGGTGTTTCTGCAAATCCAAATGCGCAGCCGGCAGAAAAAAGCAAGTCTATTCAGAAACGTGAAGAAGCGCAGAAGGAAAGGCCAGCGGTAAACGATGATTCAGAACTTGATGACATACCTTTTAATTAAGCCCGAAACAGTACCGGGTGAACATAAATAGTACTGATAAGCCAGCTAGTCACTGGTTTCCGCTATTAATATGACTATCAACTACACTTAGACTGAGGCGTATCTTGACAAATGTATAAGCTAAGAAATTACCAGAGTGAAGCAGTAAATTCTGTTATTGAATGGGTGAAGAGAACAACAGAACCTTGTTTGGTGGAGTTACCAACAGGATCAGGCAAGAGTATAGTCATAGCAGAATTGGCAAAAATACTTACATCAATATCAAAAGGTAAGAAAGTATTAGTATTACAGCCAAGTCTTGAGCTTCTTTCTCAAAATTCTTCTAAATACAAATTAACTGGAGAACCTTGCTCTTTATTTAGCGCATCTGCCGGGATAAAATCATTAAGACATAATGTTATATATGCCACCCCTCTGACAGTTAAAGGGGCATTAGATAAATTTGATAACAAGTTTTGTGCAATCATAATGGATGAGTCTCATCTATTAACACCAACCATTATAAAAATAATAGACTCGATAAAAGAACATAATAATAATCTTAGAGTTATAGGCTTGAGCGCCACACCGTTTTCCATGAATAATGGATTAATGTACAAGATTGATCATAACGACAAACCAACACCAGAAGATAAAGCAAAAAATCCCTACTTCACCAAATTGGTTTATAAGTTAAGTGCAAGATACTTGATAGATCAAGGATATTTAACAAATCCTGTAATAGGAGCAACGGGCGATAAATACGACACGCAACAATTAGAAATTAAATCTGGTAAATATACTCCAGAATCAATCGATAAATGTTTTGTTGGTTTTGGCAGAAAAACCGCTGGAATAGTAGAAGAAATAGTTTTCAAGGCAAGAGGACATAAAACGGTAATGATATTTGGCGCTACCGTTGCACATTGTAAAGAAATAATGGCAAGTTTGCCGCCAGAAATAAGCAGAATGATTGATGGTACAACGCCAAAGAAAGAAAGAGAACAAATAATAAAAGATACAAAAGAATTAAAGATTCGTTATTTAGTTTCGTGCGAGACACTAACTACAGGTGTGGATATTGAATCAGTTTCGATAATAGCTATACTAAGAGCAACTCTTTCGCCAGTTCTTATAACACAAATAATAGGCAGATCCTTACGTTTATATCCTGGCAAAAAAGAAGCGCTCATTCTTGATTATACGACCACTAATATAGATCATTTTTTCCCTGATGGAGATTTGTTTGCACCAACATTGAAAGTATCAAAAGGCAAACAATCATCAGAAATCATAATCGCCAAATGCGAACTATGCCGCACAGAGAACGAGTTTTCAGCGAGGCCTAATGAAGAGGGCTATAGTTATGATTCATCAGGTTATTTCACCGATCTTAATGGCGAAAGAATACTAACTGAGCATGGCGCAATCCCAAGCCATTACGGCAGGAGGTGTATGGCTTTGCATCGTCAACAGGATGGAAGTTTCGAGCAGTGTAGTTATTTTTGGACGTTCAAGAAGTGTCCTGAATGCGGAGAGAAAGCGGACATTTCCGCGAGATATTGTCCTAATAAACATGAGCTTATAAATCCGAATGATAAACTGATTGCAGACTTCCGAGCCATGAAGAAAGACCCGGCGCGGATGCAATGCGACAAGGTGCTTTCATGGAGTCATCACAAAACACTATCCGCAGCAGGAAACGAGGTTTTAAAAGTTGATTTGATAACCGAGTACCGATCGTTCAGCACATGGTTCCAAGTACGCAGCAGTAAAACTTATTTTATAAAACAATATGATGCATTGATTAACTCGACTCAAGGATTGGAACTTATGCCGCTCTCGGTTACGTACAAGAAAAATATTAAAACAGGTTTTTTTGAGGTTTATGCGTGGAATCAGGAGGCAGATAAATTATGTTAAATATTGATAAGAAGTACCAAATAATATACGCCGATCCTCCTTGGTCGTATAAAGATAAAGCATTATCAGGAAATAGGGGTGCTGGTTGTAAATATCCTGTGATGAGTATACAAGATATCAATAACCTTCCTGTTTCAAGTATTGCTGATAATAATTCAATATTATTTATGTGGGTAACTATGCCAAAATTAAATGAATGCTTTGATGTTATAAAATCATGGGGTTTTGAATACAAAACATGTGCATTTACTTGGGTAAAAACAAATAAAATATCAGGAACACCGTTTATGGGTATGGGTAGATGGACTAGAGCTAACTCAGAATTATGTTTGCTGGCAACAAAAGGAAAACCCATTAGAATTGATGCTGGCGTGCATTCTGTTGTCATCGATAATATAAGAGAACATAGCAGGAAACCTGACCAGGTTAGAGACAGAATCGTAAAATTGTGCGGAGACATCCCAAGAATAGAATTGTTTGCAAGATCATCATCGCCTGGATGGGATGTATGGGGAAATCAAACGGATAAGTTTGAATGAAAATCCCCCCATCCATCCCAATCTACGGCCAAAAAATAAAAGGTTGCAAGGTAACAGAAGCTAACCACATGACAACATTTTTTAACACGCTGCGTAGAGAATATCCTGAATACGCAGCAATTGCTTTGCATATTCGGAATGAGGGGAAGCGCACAAAGCAGCAGATGGATCGGGAAAAGATTCAAGGGGGATTTGTTACAGGTGCAGCAGATATTGTTATTCCGGGGAATCCGGCTTTTATATGCGAAATGAAATCACAATCGCCGCGCGCTAAGGTAAGCGAAGAGCAGGAAACTTTCCTTAAGAATTGTTTAAGTAAAGGATCGTTTGTATGTATAGCGCTCGGGCACCAAGCAGCAATTGAAGCGTTTTTGGAATGGAAGGCTTGTACTAAACTATAATTTGATTTATACTTTGATCTTTATACACGAGGTAAACATGAACACCGAACTACACTGGCAAATCGCCCTGAATCAATTTTGCCCGATACCGCCAGCAGGCACACGGAAGTACGACAACACAAGCAAGTGGATGACAGACCGCGCTCCGCAGGTATTTATTGATCCTGAAGAGTACGCAAGCATGGATGCAATGATTGATGCATATTTAAAAGCTGGTGAGTATAGCGTACTTAAATACTTGTATAAATTCGAGATTCCAGAACATACTAAAATTAAGCGAATAACGATGCGCCGAAAAGCATTGAATCTGGCAAGATCACGCAAGCAGGATGACGTGATAGCACTGCATAAATCAGGATTGCGTAACCGTGAAATATGCATAAAGCTCAATTGTGTAAAAGAGTATGTATCTCAAGTAGTTAAACGTTACAAGGATAAACAAAATGCCGAAGCATCATGATTTAAAATGTTTCACAAAACAATTTCAGCCGATAGTTGATTGCGAGAAGCGCAGCATAGTAAGGTACGATGATCGTAAGTATACGATAGGCGACACGGTTACATTGCGAGAAGGCCAGCCTGGTGCAGACGGCTTTGAGTACACTGGCAGATCAATATCAGCGCGTATCAGCTACATTGACGATTTCGGATGCCAGCCAGGTTATCTTAATTTATCGCTGGCCAATGTTGGTATGTTGATTGTTAAGGATGGAACTCCAGATGCATGACCACTACAAAAAAGACGTATCGCACCTAAAAATGATTGATGTGTACCGAATCATTGAACTGTACGAAATAACAAATCCATGTGACCAGCACGCACTTAAAAAAATACTTGTGTCCGGAGAACGTGGTCACAAAGACATTATTCAAGATACTCAAGACGTTATAGATACCATGAAAAGAAAGTTAGAAATGTTTGCGGAAAATGTTAAATAATTGTTGACATGAATTACATTCTGAATTATACTTTTTCACATGCGGTAATTAATAACCAAGTGAGGAAAATAAAATGAGCAGATACCAAGTAATCAGCGAAGAAACCGGAAACCGTGGAATTGTAATTTTTGAAGGAACTTTGAAAGAGTGTTACGAATTTCAAAGAAATTACAGCGGCAGCAAATACCCAAGTTTATCAATTATTAAGTAAAAACCGAAGCCGCCACGGATTTGGCGGTAAATTAAATCAGGAGTATCAAAATGTTTAAATTAGCATTAGTAGCAATCACAGCAGCATATTTTGTAGTTCCAGCACAAGCACAAGCACATGCAATCAATCTACCGCAATTTTGGACGGCTGACGGTTATCGCGAAGTATCAGCAGGAAATAACTCAGCAATCACGTATTTGCCTGTAAGCGCAGATAATTTCGATAGCATGGCGCGTTGCGAATCTTGGATCGATGCGCAAAATAGCACGGTGGTTGGTAACAACATTAAAAATTATGCTGGCAAACATCGCGTTGTTGCTACTTGTAGCCAGCAACGTTAAGAGTATGACAAAGCCTGTGAGTCACAAAAACCAGGCAATTAACAAGCAAGGGCATTGTTTTAGTCGCGAAAGCGTAGGTATAGGTACCGAGGTCAGTGTCCTTACTTGTTTGTTTACTTAACTAGGAGAAAAACATGAAACCACTACACACAACACACGAAGATCAACCGGCATGGTTCGCTGGTATATTGGCGGCTACTGTACTTTTACTTTTGTATGGATGGGTTTATTAATCATGGCAACAAAAGCACAAGATTATATGGCGAAATTACTTAATGCCAAAAAGTTTAAAACAGTGCCGCATCAATGGAATGGAAAAATATGCAGTTGGGTTTATTGTACAGGATGCGGATTAGTGGCTTTAAGGAATGATTCAACTCGTAAAAGAATGCAGCAAGGCTGCGAATCAATGGAGGATTAACATGTACACAGTAAAAGAAATCCACGGATGGTATGTAATCCTAAAAAACGAATATAAAGAATTTGCGCGTTACCCACTTGATAAGCTTAAAGAAGCCGAACAAGCAGCGCAGTCGATGAATACACTTACAAAAGATTGGAGGCAAGGCGATGCCCTGTAAACACTCAGACAAAATGATGATCTACGCCAAGCAAGCGGCTGAAATGGATGAGCCGTGGAAGTTGTGGGAAGTAACAACACCGACAGGGCAAATTATAAAACCATACGGCCAATTTAGTTGGCTAGATGAGTTTGAATACCGCCAAATCACAAAAACCATAAACATAAACGGCCATGAAGTTCCAGAGCCGATGCAGGTGAAGCCGGATATTGGTGCAAAATATTGGTACGTAGATATAGATGAGTTACGCCAGTGGACTACTTGGCAGGATGACGAATATGATAATAATAGATTTAAAAATGGCGTTTGCCACGCCACCAAAGAAGCCGCCATAGCCCACGCAAAAGCATTGTTTTCGTTTAGTGAAATAAAGGATTGATATGCAATTATCTGACCTACCAAAAGGATTAAGCTGGAACCCACCAGCATCACCGTGGGGAATTAACTTCGGCGGTGGTATAGATTCAACCACTGTAATTATTGAATGTATTAACAGAGGTCATAGGCCTGATTGGATTTTATTCGCGGATACAGGAAGTGAACGACCTGAAACATTAGCCCATGTGGCTGAAATGAATAAGTTTATATGCAATATGAATAAAGTTACTACAAAAGACTGGCCTGAGATAACCATAGTTAGATGGATTCGCAAAGATGGTAGCTTTGAGTCTATCCATGACAATTGCCTCAGAACCGGACAGTTGCCTAGCAAGGCGTATGGATTTGCTGGATGCACATCTAAGTGGAAAGTTCAGCCAATGGATAGATGGCGTAAAGCTAATGGATATCAGCAAGGATCATTTGCGGTTGGTTATAACGCTTCAGAACATAGAAGAATTAAAACAGCTTGCCAACGTGGTGATAAACCAAATTTTACAGCTTGGTATCCATTGGTAGCGTGGGGAATTACCAGAGAAGATTGCGAGCGAATTGTAAAAGCGCATGAATTTAATGTTATCAAATCATCATGCTTTATGTGCCCTAATATGCGTAAAGAGGAATGGATTGATCTTAAACATAATAATCCGGAGTTATTTGAAACAGCAAAACTAATAGAAGAAAGAGCCTTTTCTAACGGGAACTATGGGCGAGGTGGAGGCGGCCTTTATAAAGATTCACTTGCTAACATTGAAGGTTCAACTATAACAAATGATTTGTTTAACGATGTGCTAGAAGATAGATGCCATCATGGAGGATGCTTTACATGATAACTATTAAATTGTTTTCGTTTACGGAGGTGTGATGTGGAAATATACTGAACATGAATTTACGCACTGGTGTGGTTACGGTGTGTGCATGTTGTGTGGAAAAACAAGGAATAACCATGCTAAATAAATTCCTGTGCTGGATTGGATGGCATAAATGGTCAGTATACGCAAGGTGGGATTATGACTTCAAAAAATGCAAACACTGCTGAGCTAGACATGAGTGAAGAATTAAAACGCAAGTTTATTTCCGGACCCGGTCATATTTTTAATCCTACGCCCACATCGCACGAGGAAGCAGTCGCACACGGTAACGCATTGGCACGATCAGGAAAAATTATCCAGTTGGAACATCAGATTGTTTCAATGTTGGTATAAGCGGAGGCTGTGGAACAGATTGTTTTGTTTATCTTGAAGGCAGATGCGATGTATCAAGTGAAATGATTCCCAGGTTAGAAAGTGAAGAAGAAATAAAACTACATTACGAGATTTATCCAAATGACTAAACACACAATTGAAATCGAAGGTTTGCCGGAAGGTTGGGAGCCTGTGGCGTATCGAAAACCATTGAAGAATGAATTTGTTTTCTACCCAGAAACAGGAGAAATATTTCACGCGTCTTGGTCAATTACTCCCGCCATTAGATTAATAGTACAAAAAACCCAGCCGCGCGAGATAACGCTTGTTGAGACTGAGGAAGATAACGAACATTTATTGAATAGCCCTATGTATGTAAATCAGTGGGTTAATTTAGATATATTGCTGGTTAACCAACCTAAAATCTGGCGAATCAAGGAGGAATGATGATTGAGTTTACACGACTAGCAGGAAGATATAGAACAGTACAAAAATTATTTGATGCTGATATAACCCCAGATGGTAAGGAATTATGTATTAGGGGATATGTTAACACCAATGAACTACAAGACATCCTATCAAAAATGAAAGAATTGCAAGGAGAGAATAATGGCTGAATGGAAAGAATACACCGGCAGCGATGAGCAGATTTCCGAGATAGATAATGCCGACAGCTTTATTATAAAAGCGAACGGAGTTGAATCTCATGTGATGCATCATATAGACGAGAGAGGTTTGCTCGTGGACTGTGATCAATACCTGATATGCAACAGACACAAATATGCAAATCTAATAAAGAGGTGGGCACTGACAGGTCAGCCGGTATGGTGGAGATTCTCAGGTACCAGCTTTGAGCCGGGTGTACGCTGCACAACATCACCAGACTGGAACATACCAAATGCAGAGTATAGTTTTACGCCTTTTGAGGATTGATTAAAGTGATGACCGCTGACAGCATCGGGCAATAATCTGTCGAGCAGTAGCGTCCTTGGCTCCCCGTGGGAACGACGCGGCTAGTGTCAAGCCTCCAGTATGTACGGCGTAATACTGTGGTTTGCGGTGATCCTTAAACCGCTTTTATTTAACCAATGGGACAGAATGACTTATTTTTACAAATGGAAAAATGGCAAAGATTGGGGGTTCTTCTTTAGGATCAAAGGCTATGGCTTATGCGCGTCTACATTAGCGCCGTTATACTCAGAAAGGTCTGGATATGTAAAAATTATTATAATAAATGGCGTTAAGTTTAAGATTCTGAAACCGTAATTACTTCCACCGCCCACCACCAAAACCACGAACAGCCGCCCAAAAGCACCAAGCTGTGAACCACGCCCATAGATTCTTGAGTCCGTTGCCAACAGTGAAACTCTCGTACTCATCAATGCTCATCATAAGATCATGGTAGATTGCACCACGAAGAATCTTATCAGCGGTAGCGCGATCAATGGCAGTACCATTGCATCCGGTTATATGATCGGTGTACAAATAGTCATGCAGCGCACCAGCCTCGTCACCAATCGCACCAAAAAACCAGAAAGCAAACGGAATCCGCGGAACCGAACTAAAATCAGTCTTAAAGCCCTTTGGAACAATTATGACTCCTACCGTATTGGAATCATAAATTAAAGGCTCTGTGAGTTGATATGCGCGGTCATTTGCTCGGTGCGTTACTTTCTCGACTCGTAATTCGTTTAGGAATCTGCCCACGATTAAATCACCTTAATAAAAGCAGGATTAGGAGTCAATCCGCGCTCGTTACTGTTTTCTGTTGCCGTAATACGTATCAAGTAATCCCCGGCAGTCATGAGTAGCCCATCCTCGATCCTTAAGTTTAGAGACGACACACCGACAGTCACCGCGCCGGATGCCGATGTAAAAGTAACTGGAGTCGCGCCCGGCCTTTCGAGCGACACGACGACCGCCGTAATATTTGCATACAGTATGCCCGTGACAGTTATCGTAATATCAACGTCAGTATCTTTATAAATCGTTATATCAGTCATAGTTCGGCCTCGATTGTGTGCTCGGTATAAGTTGCTGTCATTGTTGGCTGCGCGTAGGTTGCTGTGATTGTTGGCACCGCATAAACCGCTGTTATGGTTGCTTGCTGAGTTGTGGATGCGTGAGTAACAACGGGCGTATAAAACGTATTGCTATTAACAAATAGCGAAGGTGTAATAGTAACCGCTCCAACAGATACGGTTGGAGAATAGAATGTATTGGTGTTTACAAGTAACGATGGCGCTAACGTTATAGAGCCAACAGATACAGTTGCGCTATAAAATACGTTGGTATTAGTAAACAGAGCAGGCGATAAAGTAACCGATCCAGCCGTGACAGTTGGGCTGTAAAAAATATTTGTATTGCTGTACAGAGACGGTGTTAGTGTGTTGCTGGCCGTAACTGTTGGCGCATAAATAGTATTGCTATTTGTAAACAGCGACGCAGTTAATGTCTTGCTGGCTGATACCGTTGGCGTGTAAAAAGTATTTGTATTTACAAACAGCGATGGCGTTAGCGTCTGCTCACCGCCGCTTTGCGATACAGTAGGTGAATAAAAAGTATTACTGTTAATAAACAGCGATGGCGTTAAAGTCACCGCGCCAACCGTAACTGCATGGCTATAAAACGTATTGTTATTGGTAAATAAAGCAGGTGATAAAGTTACAGCGCCCGTCGTTACAGTTGGACTATAAAAAGTATTTGTATTGCTATATAGCGCCGGTGTCAGTGTTTTACTTGCCGTTACAGTAGGACTGTAAAAGCTATTGCTATTTGTGAATGGCGCGGGTGTTAGCGTTTTACTGGCCGATACCGTGGGCGCATAAAAAGTGTTTGTGTTAACAAATAGAGCAGGTGTAAGAGTCTGTTCGCTGCCGCTTTGCGATACAGTATGGGTGTAGAAAGTATTTGTATTTACAAACAGCGATGGCGTTAGCGTCTGACTGCCACCGCTTTGTGATACCGTCGGAGAATAGAAAGTATTGGTATTGGCAAATAATGACGGTGTTAATGTTACGGCTCCTGCTGATACCGTCGGACTGTAAAACGTATTAGCGTTGCTGTATAGCGCCGGCGTCAGTGTTTTACTGGTGGTTACAGTAGGCGTATAAAAGGTATTGCTATTGCTATACAGTGACGGGGTTAATGTTTTACTGGCTGTAACCGTCGGACTATAAAAAGTATTGGTATTAACAAAGAGAGCCGCAGTCAGTGTTTTACTGGCCGACACCGTTGGAGCATAAAAAGTGTTTGTATTAGTAAACAGCGAAGGAGTAAGATTCTGACTGCCACCGCTTTGTGATACCGTTGGGCTATGAAACGTATTTGTATTAGCAAATAATGGCGGTGATAACGTTATAGTCGCCGTGACTACAGCCGCAAAGAAAGTATTGGTATTTGTAAATAGGCTTGGCGTTAATGTTTTGCTGGCCGTGACTGTTGGAGAATGAAAAGTATTTGTATTCGTGGACAATGACGGTGTTAACGTCTGAGTGCTTACGCCATTGTCATATAATTCTAGGCCAATCAGTGACCACGCGGTCGCCGATGTGCCACCGGATGTTACCGTTGCACTCGTTTCTCCCGATGATAATTCCCACGACACGCCGCCATTGGTCGGGGTATTCTGACTGTTGCCGCCACGTGCCGTATAGCCTGACGGTGCAGTCATCCCATGCGGATTTGTCGTGTTTGACGCGCGCATTATCACGCCGCTTGATGTCAAACACGCTTGACTAAAAACCAACGTTGGGGTAGTTCCTGCGCCGCCAGATGCAATAGCAGATTGTCTAACTAACCCGGCGGTATCTGATGCCTGTCCAATGGATATTATCGCGCCAGTTGCAGCATCGGCGGTACAATCCCATGTGAACGTGGTAGACGAAGCAGCCGCACCGGCGGTGGAGATATACATCATCTGCATGTTAGTGCTATTACTAACCTGCGAATTTACCAGCGTCCAGCTTAAGCCCTGACTGTCGGAAAAAGTACCCGTAACAGTCGTGTTCATTGCTGTAACGAACGCAACAAGATAACTACCGGCCGTAGGCGTGAGTGCCCCGGTCGTGTAGCTTGTTCCGTTGCTAGTTGATCCTAGCGTTACACCGACTGCAAATGCTGTCATGTTCTACAGGGTAAATATTCCAGAGGCGTTCCAAGATATAACTATATCGCCGCTGTTTGGTGTGACCGGCAATCCTGTAACGCTGGTATCAAGATAAGCAATCAGCGGCCAGGTAGTGTTAGCACCTGCATTTTTACGATATAAAACAATTGCTTCAGCACTGCTACCTGTAACGCCTGTAAAGGTTACATTGCCCCCGTCAAAAGTTCCGCTGGTTTGAGTCTTGGTTAAAATTTCCTGATCTGTACCAACCACGCCGGACAGCGAACTATAAAACTGGTGAGACGCGCTGTAAGTATATGTGCCGGTATCGACCAGTGCAGCATAGACGCCCGTTGTGCCTTCCGATGAGTTCAGTAGGTTGTTGGACGTACCTTTCAGTATTTCTTGCTTCCAAAGCGGGTAGATTGCATTTGCCATTTTACGACTCCTAATTAATTGTATTCAAAACACGTTCGCACTTAAGCTGCATATCCTCAATCATGGATATTGTTTTGTTAAGTTCTCGAATATTTGCTTCCGGTAATTCTGCTTTACCAGTTCCTCCAATCCCACCTTTAACTTCGGATCGATTACTACCTGTTCCGGGCACGGTGTTGCTACAGCTACTTGCTTTGGTGGTGACGTACACGCGCTCAGGAATACGATTAGCAGCAGCACGAAGCTCATCATAATGGTTCGCATAGGTTTGTATGGCATTGTTCGCCCTCTCTTGGTTTTGTTGATTTATCATATCCGCTTCGTGCTTTTTGAGTTTCAGCAATTCTTGTGATTTGCGCTCAGTTTCAGCGTCGCGCTTAACCCATTCGGCACGCTCATCTTCGCGGCCTGACTCGTATATTTTGTGGTGTAGGTACCACAGTGTACCGCCGAGTAACAAGCCGCCAATGATAAATGGCAGGTATCGTTTTGCAAATGCTATCAGTAGACTAACACCCATAGTAGTACTCGATTAGATCGTCATCATGCATATTAAAACATCCCCTTATAAAATGCGTAAATAGTAGCAATCCCAGCGGTTAACGCTACCAACGTAGCAAAAATCCAGCGATTGACACTCCATGCGATTCTAGCATTTTTTAATAACTCAATGTCAGGAGCGTCACGCTCAATCGCCGCACAAACTTTTGTTAGCGTGACATTAATATCTGTGATTGATTTAGCTAACATCATGTTTGATTCGGTCAAATTGTTCATGGCATCATCAGATCGTCGTTTGTACTCTTTGTGCTGTTCGTGTAAATCGTCACAATGCCTTCGATGTTCTTTTAACATCTCAACGTCCGCATGTAGTGAATCATATCTATCGCTTAACATGGCTGTTCTCTCTTTTAAGGATTTGTTCCCTGGCCACTCCATGTTAGTCCCCTTTTTGTTGTTTGTATGTGATTTTTATCACATTTATTAAGATGTTATCACACTAGCGTACTTGCTCGGCTGCGTCGCGTTAAGATCACCGCCAGCTACGTTTTGCGGAGCAGTTGAGACGAACGTTAAGAAATCGTCTTTAAAAGCGTTGCCCGTCACGTTGCTAGTTCCAGCGGCAAACTCTGCCCGCGTAACAAATACGTAATTTGATTGATACATCGGATCTTTTAAAAATCCTGTAATCGTGCTGAAAGTTGGGTTCGGAACCACGCCGCCGCTAGGAGGATTGCCCTGGTTGTCTATGCCGGTCGTCGGATTTCCGAGAAACCACGACAGATTTGAGTAGAACATTTCCGGCAATTGAATAGCTGGGCAAATCGGGACAACGTTTTTGTACGTTTTAAAATGTTCAAAAATCCCTGGAGTGGCTCCGGTGGTATGCAGTCCGGCCTCATCCTCAAGCGAGTTCGGACAGCCAAGCGCGACCCCGGCGGCAACCAATGGCGGTATCAAATCTTTGATAACAGACCGATCATAATTGAGTAACTGGCAGGTAATCGTATTTGGTGCTGCGGTATTAAGTGCTAATGTAGACTCAAGCAATCCAGCGAAATAGCCTGTAGTAGTTGACCTATAATCCGCAGGTACAGGATTAAACCCAGCTGGCTGCGATGTTCCGGCACCTGCGGCAGCGGTGCCCATAGCATTACCGAGCGCAGTTTCCGAAAGTTGAAACATTTCAAAATTATCATGAGTATCGAAATGTGCAGCGCAAGCCTGAAGGAAAGCGATGAATCTATTTTTAGTATAGGTATTCCACAAGCGCGGGTACCAGCCATCCGCCAATGGATTATTAACGCCTTTGAACTGAAACTGGCCCGTGTCAGAACTGGCATTATTAATCACGTAATCAGGTACCATATATTCTTCTGATGCCGTCGAGCGCAATTCAACCATGAAACACAGCCGCTTTCCGATTGCGGTCATGTCCGCAAGGATCGAATCCAGTTCGGTGAAATCGTATACACCTTGCGCCGTTTCTATCGCTCTCCACGGGTATCTGGCCAGCACACCACGCAGACCGACATGCGAACTTACTTCTGATAATGCGGTAGAGTAGTTGGAGTTAATCTTCTGGTCGAATCTGTAAAACTTAACATAGGAATTAATGACATGCGATACGGCAGCCGTCGCATTGGTGCCACGCGTACAGCCGGTAAGTGACGTAGATGTTTTCCCAGTGTAAGTTATCCGCTCGTCATCGACCCACACAACGCCGCCGGTTGATGAGTAAGTTGCCGTGCTCCCGGATATGGGTAGTGTAGCCGCGGTGTTACTGATAGCCGCTGAAAGCTTTTTCGTGTTTAAGGGCACAAGTGCAAAGTAGTAACCAGTGTGAAACTTTTTGCCCGTAATTGTTGGGACATCAAGAGCCGGCTCTCCCCAAGTCCCACCGCCCGAAAAATTAAAATATACGTTAGCCATTATGCCACCCACCATACTTCGTACATTACGAGCGCATGAGTCGCCGCCGCATTAGATGTACAGAAGGCCGCCGGGACTACATACATAACTGATGTGGTCGCGTAAGTGCCGCCGGATTTGTCGGAAAGTAAATTTGAGTTGGTAGCATTAGGCTGTAAAACGCCAGACGTGAAAGTCGCTGTACTAGCTGCACCAATTGTCGTGACACGCATACGCCCGACTAATTCGACCTCTCTATTGGCTGCTGCGGATGTAGCAAACTGGACAATTGAGTCATTACCAGCACCGTTGACCGTGCCGTGTCGAAACGAAAAAGTCGAAGCATTAGCATCAGCGCCGGTTTTTTGGAATTGTCCGACAACATCAAGGCCGCCGCCAGCGTACTCAAAAAAACTTGCAGGTAGGGAGAAATGCGCCGCGACATTGAAAGCCGTGACTGTTGCGCCGCTTGCTGTCGCCAGTGGTGACGCTACCGTGCTGGATGCCCTGCACAATAATTGCCTACCGCCGAATGGCCGCCAGTTCGTACCGTCACTCTCAACTAATGGGCCGAGAGTGTGTTTGTAAGTACCGCCAAAACTTGAATTATTAATCCTGATAACGGTTCCCGCTGCCACCGAAGTCGCCGCAGGTTTAGCAGCCCATGTGTAAGTAGGGTTCGCGCCGAGTATGATGTCGGTGCCAGCGTAATTCTTGAAATTGGTGCCGTCGAAAATCACAACGCCAGCAGTTTCCAGGTCAGCCGCATCTAGCCCACCGACAGAGTTTAGAACTGTGCCGGTCATGGTCATGTTAGCGCCAAGACTGATAGCAGCGATGTTGCCGCTATCTCCACGCCCTAACAAATTACTCGCTGCGATAAACACGTCAGTTGGAGTTGCTGCTCCGTTAGTTGCGTTGACTTTCGCCGTGTTGGCCGTCATAGTTGCCAGCTTTGCATTAGTCACTGCATTGGCCGCAATGGTCGTTGTGTTACTGTCTGCCGTTGCTGTTATGTCGCCTGTCAACGCCGCGCGCTTGTAGATGATCTGTCCGGCTGTTGCCGTATCTACCGTGATTGATGTTCCGCTAGTTGCTACCCGCTCGGCTGATAATGTGCCATTGCTTGATGCCACAACGTAAGTCGCGTCAGTAGGTGCGCCGCCTGAGCCGCCAGCCGCGGTTAATGCGCCAGCCACGATTGACATATTAGTGCCCATCGTCAGCGCGGTAATGTTGCCGCTGGAATCACGACCAACAACGCTTGACACAGGTACAGCGATATCCTGGGAATCCGCTGTTGCACTGGTAGCATTGCCCTTGAGCGTGTACGCAACCATTTGCGACAGCTTCGCGTTTGTGATTGTGTTGTTAGGTATCGTCAGCGAATTGCTATCAGCATCTGCGGTCACATCACCGATCAGCGCCGCGCGCTTAAAGATCATCTGCCCGGTAGTGCCAGTGTCAGCGGTTATTGATGTAGAACTTGTAGCCACGCGCTCATTTGTCAATGTACCGTTCGCTGTTGCCACAACATACTCAGCATCCGTTGGTGCACCACTCCCACCACCTGATCCGCCCACGCCTTGTAGAGAGAGTTTTTGTATTTGGATGTAAGTATTTGCGTTACCTGTGGTTATGCCTGTACCAGTAACCACACTTTGAACACGTAATACGTCATTGATTGCCAGGTAAATAGTAGAATCGGCATAAAGATTTGAGGCACTAGTCAAGTTAACTAACTTTGAAATAAGTTGATTTGGCGTTGATAAGCTGGCAATTGCAGTGCTTAATTGCGTGCAATTTAACGTCACACCTACAGATGTCGCTGTAGTTACTACACATAAATGCTTGATGCGATACCATCCGGCTGTGAGTACTGTTATCGTGTCGCCTAGAGTAGCGCTAGAAGCATAGGCAAGATCAGCGGTGGCCGTGTTGGTATCGGTTACAGAAAATCTGTGTACCGTGGTATTTGTTGATCCCGTTCCTGCGAATGTCGTAAGTTTTAGTTCGCTGGTAACCGTTGGCACTGATGGCATGGCCGATAGTGATATCACCCAACTCGATATAGTAGTTCCAGATGTGCCCAAGAATTGCAGCACTGTGACTGATAGCGATGTACCGCTGTACGCTGATATGGCCGCCGTCATGATGTTGGTCGTAGGCAGCGCAGCATCAGCAATATTAACTATCTGTCCAGGTAGCCATGATTTGCCAGCCGATACAGTAAACGTTTTATCTCCGTTACCGAGTACGTTTTCTGTTACACTGGTATCTTGTACGTCATTAAGATTCATGGCCGTCGCCACGTCGTTTATCTGCGGGATGGCAGCTTTAAGTTGCGTCCAAGCTAGGTCAGCTTCGACAGCAAAATTTGCAGGATTGTCAGGATCAGGATTAGCAGTGATTAGGTCAATTGGATCAGCCATTTATAGAGCCTCTATTTCTATATCCGCTTGGATATAGTTGGGTAAGTCGATGACATTGCCGAAATCCTTGCAAATGCCGATGGTAAACACGCTTTCAAAGTACGGGTGGTCGGATTCAGTAATGCCAGCCCACATAGTGACCACGCCGTTTAGGTCGTTTATCATACGCTTGACACCATTAAAACGAGGTGCGTCAATGAGTAACTGATAGTTAACTTTAGGAATATTTTTGCGAACGGTAACTTTAACCTCGCCAAATTCGTCGCGCTCAAACAAGGAAAAATTAATCATCCTAACGCCGGTATTCCCCATCAGCGCGCGCCCGATATCAAGCGGCATTCCAGGTACGATTGCACCGACTTTTACCGAGCCGCTTGACTTGGTAAAAGTTAGCTCAAAAGTGTTACCAGAATTCAACGGGAGATTATTAAATAGCGTATTTTTAAGTTGTTGGAAAGGCGCGTAAGTCCATGAATACCAATCATAAACGCTGCGACTAAGTAGCGCATTTGTTTGATCGTAAAGCAATGCAGCGGAGGAGTTGTAAACTTTTAGGTTAACCGAATCCGCTTCTATGTTTCCTATGCCGATACAGCCAACGCGCTCTCCTGGATCAACGCTAACAGTATATGGCGATGTTGTGATTGTTTGGGTATTGCGCTCAAGTTGAAAAGCCGCCAACTTGTTAACGTAGCCGAGATCAATCCACCACGCATTCGTAGCATCGTCAGGATATGCCGCAGGAATATGGTTAAGGTTGCCCGCTTGCTTACTCTCAAAACGATGAAAAGTTCCATTAATTGAATAACTTACAGTAGCACCAGCGGCATAGTTAACGGCAGAACTCCAGACGTTTTCGCCGGTATCTGGATAGGCTACAGATGATGCCGTCACCATAGCCGATGTAACACGTATTGGATCGGTCGTTATCATGATGCCACCGTGTTGAGTGCTAATCCGTCATTCGTCATATTTTTCAATAAGTTATAAACAGATTGTGAATAATTCGCGCCGCTTTTTGTGGCTGTGATCAATTGCTGCAACAGCTCGACCAGTGCTTCGTTCTGCTGCGGGTTTATGATCCGCTCCCCTTTATGCACCATCGCGATACTGGTCTTAGGTACAATCCCGCCAACATCGAAACTTGGTATTGGTATGCGATTGCGCTCACTGGCTACAGCTTGCAAAGCACCGCGCTCACTTGCTATTGACTTATTAACTGCCACGCTAAGTAGTTGTAAAACCTCAAGGTTTTTACCTTGCGATCTCAGGAAGCTAAGTCTATCACCGAAACCCGACGTTGACTGCGAGGCTAATGTCGCAATAGATCCTTGATCTATGTAGTCCGGGCCTTTAACACCACGCACATTTCCACGCCGGTCGAAATTCAAACCGCCAATTAGACTTGCCCGTGCGTCCTCAACCGTTTGCGGTGCAACTTCGTTCTGTGCGTCTTTGAGTATTCCGGCCAGATTTAAAAGTTTGTTAAGTCCTTGACCGATAGCGCTTATTGTTCCGTTAGCAAGCGCCAACATTGAATTGTATTTTTGCTGCTGTCTTTGTTTATCGAGTTCTGCGCTTGTTGCTAAACTGATAGAGATACGCTGCTGCTTGATTAGATTTTCTTGCGCTCGCACACCCAAGAACAGTTCTTGTGTAAACTTATCAAGCAATCCAAATCTTGTTTTATCTGATGTTTCAGGCGATTCTATGAGCGCTTTGTACTGCTCCCGTGAGAGGTCGGGCGTTAACCCTAATTCTTTTAGCCTTTCGTTTAATTGGCTCGTGCGCACCGCAAGGCGATCTACGTCGGATAAAAAGTTAGCAAAAAAAGCGGATGTATCCTCGCTTAATTTGCCTAATCCGCCGGCTTTCTCAACCAGGTCTGTGCGCTTATCTATGCCAAGGCTGCCGATCAATGATCTTGAGTCGGCGACCGAAGATCCTAAATTTTGCGCCGCGTCAGCAAGTGTCAAAAATTCTTTATTTAATCTGGAAAACGCGTCAGCCATTGTCTCACCGCGCCGTGCGAATTCGGTGATAGCCGGGAATAGTGACAGCACCATTTCATCAGTGATTCTGGCAATTTCCTTGGAGAAGTCTTCTTCGGCAATTAACTCTTTTTTCTCGCTAAGGATCGTCAATTTCGCACTGAAGGTATCTAGCCCCGCGGTGCCAATATTGAGATTTTTTGCAACATCTCGCATCGAATCGCCGATACCTGATAGCGCCTCGTTGATGATCTCAGTGAATCCGAACGCCGCATCGACACGCGCATCAGCGATGAACTGTAGTCTGCTTGATATGCCGCTTTCTACAATGTCACCGAACTTATTGAGCAAATCACCGGATATTGCATCGATGATAATGTTGTCGGTACGGCTTGATCTGAACGCGCTTCCCTTAGCTTTGTACGACTCGATAAGCGCCGCGCTTTGGATTCCATCGGGACCTACGTTCGCCTGAAATTGTTGGTTTTGTAACTTAAATTGACCGCGCCCGAAAAGTGCGTTAGCAATCAATGTGTCCGGGCTTTTCAGTCCAAGAATTTCTTCAACAAAATATCCTGGCAGGGCTTTGGAAACTACATTGATACCTAGCAAATCCTCAAATTTATTGATGCTTTTTTCGGCACCATAGAATGGATTTACCGCAATTTTTGTTGCTTCTGCTACTGGTTTTAATCCTTTGCTGATTTCGTGGTCACCGAATTTCTTGTCAAGAAAATCCAGCGCAATAACTACAGCCGCAGCCAGCGCTCCATACGGACCGCCAAACGTTGCAAGCGCCGTAGCAACTCCGGTCATTAAACTGCTAGTCCCCGCCGCGCTCGCTGCGCCGTAAGCCAATCCGCCATAAGCTAAATTAGTGTTTTGCCCTATGAAGCTGCCTACGGTTGATGCTCTCGCTGCATTGTCGGTATAACCGCCAGCAATGAACCCGCCTAGCCTGTCGCCTGATGCGCCAGTTGCAAATGCAGACAGCAATCCAGCACTCCCAATAGCACCGCCGCCTGACACCGTTCCGCCTATTCCGCCAGCACCAGCAGCGGTAAACATGTCAGTCAGCCCGATGCTTTGAGCTAGCTTCAATGCAGCAAATTCGGACATGATCCGCAACACAGCATTTTTCACATTATCGACCATGCTATCAAGGCCGCCGCTGAAAAAGTCGAATATGCTGCTTGATAGTGCGCTTTGAATGTTGCGCCCAGCCTGGATCCACAATTGACTCATTTCGTCAGTCGCGGTCACTGTGACATTATTCAGACTCTTTGTGCGATCCTCTGTCGTGCGCATTACAGTTATTATCTGCTTGCGTGCAGCGATTTCTCTATCTAGTTCGCGAGTCACGTCAACGTTTTTGCTCATCGCGCGTTTTTCTTCTAACCGTGCGATAGTTGTTAATTCAATCGCTTGCTCCAAACTTATTTGCCTTGACCTTGACAGTTCAAGCGCTTGCGCTTCAAGTCTCATGCGCGCAAGACGATCCTCAGCGCTTGCGGCCTCTTGCTGGTATGGCTTTATCAGTGCTTCGCGCGCTTGTCTCTCGATGTTTAGTAGCTTGATGTACTCGCTTTCAACAGCCAGTGATTTACTTTGTGCTTTTTGGAGTGCATCTTGTGCTGATACTTGTTTATCTAATTTACCTGTAAGCTCGTCTGTTAAAACTACAAATTTTTTACCGGAATCACCAGTTGCATTATTAGCATTTGCAAGTTTTTCAGTAGCTGCGGTAGTAGCCGCTAATTCATCCCGTAAATTTATAAGTCTTTCTCTTTCTCTGCTCAGAGTTACGCTGCTAAAAAATCCTGACTCTTTGCCTAAAGCGATTTTAGCTATTGTTTCTTCGGTCTTTTCTATCTCTTTCCGAATTAATCCAACATCACGCAACGCATCGCTACCAGCGCCGAATGTGGCCGTTAAGAACGCCTGTTTTACACCGGCCAGTGCGCCCTTCAGGAATCCACTTTCTTGGGTAACTTTTGCCATGCGATCAGCAACGGCAGACAAGCCAGGAATCATTTCCTGAACTAACCCGCGGCCAATCGATGATATTGATTTGCTGAGTACGTTTAGCTGATCATTAAAAAGTTCCGCTTGCTTTGCTGATTGTTGCGTTACCGGGTTAAACTTTTTGCCTTGTTCAATTAGTGCGCCAAGTTCTTTTGATCCGCCAGACAATAGCGGAATAAGATCGGCCATCTTATTTCCGAGTACCGAAGTAAGCGCAACAGCTTGATCTTGCTTGCTAAATTTGCTTAATGCGTCAGATAATGCAAGAAGTTGCTTCTCTGGTGACAAATCTTTTAAGTCTTTGTAACTTAAGCCTAATTGCGTTAATTTCTTAGCCGCGCTACTTGAAGCGTCGGCACTCTCAGCGACCAATAAACTAAACGACCTGGTAGCCTTTGCAACCTTATCAAGTTCAACGCCGGATTGTTCAGCAGCAAACTCCAACCCGGCCAATGACTCGACAGCGATGCCTGTTTTTTGCGATAGCTTGGATAATTCATCTTGCGCGTCAATAGTTTGCTTGGTAAACGCCGCAAACGACCCAATAGCAGCAGTCGCCCCGATTGCTGATAACGCACCGCTAACCTTTAGCGCTGTGCTTGACAGGCCGGTTAAACCACTGTTAACCGACGCAAACGCCGCAGCCGTGCTATCTTTTGCTGTTATATCAATCTGGGATTTAACTGTTGCCATCGTTTTGATTGTCGCTGTAAGATTTTAAGATTACTAATGTATCAATAAGCAACTCTAAGTCATTGATTTCTAAATATTCTACTACCGATTCTAGGTTAATCCAATCTAATTTTTTGCCGAGCAGAAACCACGCTTGCACGTACTGTGCTTGTTGTTTTTCGAGTTCTACTGGTTGAGCGCCCGGTATGTTTTTACCGATGTCTTCATACGCTAACCAGTCATTTATTTTTTTTCGTTTTCTGCCTTATTTTTCAGATACTTAATCGCGTGATCCATTACTTGTGCTGCAATTACTGAGTACCAATCTGGCTTGTCGCCTATGGCTTGCTCGAACAATGCGCGGTCATATGGCACGGCATCTTTGCCGCCGTCATCCAGCAGGTCGGATTCTTTCACTCCATCCCAGCCTGTCACATGTACGCGCGCCACTTCAGCATCAGATACGCGCTCGGTTGCGTACCGTGCAAATTCTTCTACCGTCGCGCGCCGTGCTGAGAACGTTACGCCCTCAACAACGATGGTAAGTTTTTTCTGGTCAGCTAATTTTTGCGCTATGCTCACTTTATCTCCTTGATTTAAAAAAGGCGGGTGCATTTAAACCCGCCAAAGTCCCACGGCTATTAACTGCTAAACCATTGCGGTGCATTACGTAAGGTCAAAGAAATCTGACCTGTACCAGCAGCACCAACACCACCTGAAAAACCTTTACCGCCAGCGACATATGCATTCATAATCGCCTTGTAACCTGATGCCAATGACACCAAAATTGCTCGTCTGGTATTAGCCGCCTGTGCAGTCTGAACCTCTACTACTGCGGTAGCCAATGGATCAGCGATCACAGAGAACGATCCTTTCTGAGCAGCAGCGTGACCAAACACGATTTGACGCTCATCGTCATTAATCGCGGTTGCATCAATCTCATCTGGTGAGGCATCCGGCAAGTCAATGTTAGTGATGTTGTCAAACGATGCGCCAAAGGTGATTTTTTTAGCGGTGCCGCCTGAAACGTAGGTGGTATATCCTGTAGAATCAAGACCTTCCGCCACAAAAGAAACAGTGGTTGAAACTGATTTAACACGAACAACACGGTTGTTAATTTGAGTCATACCAACGACCGCCTCGATCAAGATATAATCACCAATCGAGTAGTCATGAGTACCCGTGATAACAGCTTCAGTAACCTTACTGATTGCTGTTATCGTCTTTGCAGCCGCTAATGCTGTTTGAATCTGCACAACGGCGTTTCGTAATACTTGTGCGTTTGCCATTTCTTAAACTCCCTTTAAATTGCTACGTCCGGCGAATTTGACATTGTTCTAACTGTAACCCTATAAATCAATGTGAGTTTTCCCACAGGTTGCTGGCCTACGACACTAGTATCTAACTGCGTACCAGCGAATCCGATATCGTTAATCATTGCTAGCGTTGCATTGTCAACAGCCACCTCCACCTCCTTGCAAATCCCGTCAAGTATGTCATCAAGATCGTATACGCCTACTGCGTAACCCTCGATCCTGAGTTGTATTTGTCGAGCTTGTATATAAGGGTGATGCACTGTCTCTTGCTCAATGCTGTCGCCATCTGTAGTCACAACAAGGCATGGCACATCGGTAATCTGTAACGGGTATGCGCGGCTCTGAAACACGCGCGCGCCGGTAGTGGGTAGGCCTGTTACAGCCGTTGCCACCGCCTCCCGTAATTGATGTCTGATGTGATTTGCCATTATTGTTTCTCAAGAATTAGCGTGCTAACTGTTTGAGTAATATCAGCTTGTATGCCTTTAACCTTGTAAGTCACTGCCCCATTAACCAGGGTAGAATCTATCGCCACAGTTGGCTTGTCAGCTTTGCGGTAAACGAAAATTGGTGCGATGGTTTGCACGAAATTCACCTCCACCGATTGCTGGCTCAGAATCCCGTTAACCGTTGTACCATCTAGCGTTACAGCGGTAGCGAAATCCTGAGTGCCGAAAAACAGCGATAAATCTTCAGCGAACATTAGTCAGTAATTGCCGATCTAGCGATAACTGGTTTTTCCCGAGCGCCTGACAACATGTAGATCACTGTGCCTACAGCCGATGCCATACTTGCCACGTCTACACGCACGCAGTCGAAACCGTTTGCAATGTCCAAATCACGTGCGGCAACCTCGATAACGTACATCAAGATTTTGCTGTTTGTGGTGGAAGTGGTAAACGTGTCGCTGGTCACCGCAGTTGATACCAAAGTATCAGATGCGCCGCAGTCGGTATTCGCCCACATGGTGCTGAATCCAAGCGCTTTTTCGCTGGTTCCAGCCACGTCGGTAGCCTGTTTCAGAGTTACTGCACCGCCTGTTACAGTGGTAGCATTTAGCACCGAGATAATCACAGTTAAACGCGCATATTCGCGCATCGAAATATAATCACCGTCACCGGCAGTTGTCGCTAAGGCCGCTGGTGCGCAGCCTGTCACAAATTTAAAATTATCAATTGGTCTCATGATCTATCCTTATGCGCGTGCGTCAAGAGTTACGAAATGTGCCCTGGTTACCGAGCTATTTGGCGGAGTAACTGCACCGCTCAATAGTGGCTGTCCATCCATGCGGAATGTTAAGCGGAAGGCCATCAATTGCTGGTCAAAATACAGGTGCATACTTGTAGCCAACTCAGCACCGCCAGCTTTGGTGATGGTTGTGTAACCAGCCATGTTCGCGAGAATGATGTCGAACTTGTCGCCCAAGGTTTGCAGGGTATCTGTCTTGATAACTGGTCTACCTAACAGCAAGCCGTTTGGCGCGTCCTTAAAGCCGCCGTTTGGATTTGTCCACACGGGGTTATTGTTCAGCGTCATGGTAATTAACTGATTGTAAGCATCAGGATTAACCAACCACACCAACCTTGCACCAGCGCCATCGATCACACGGCCTAACATTTTCGCAACGTTTTGAGCGTTGATAGTGTCAGCAGTTTGTGAAGTTTCCTTGGCTTGCGAAACATAGGCGCTTGATTTGGTTATACCTAAAGGTTGACCAGCACCGATACCGTTAACGATTGCATCTTGTACTTTCCAATCCAATCTCACGCCCATTTTGCGGGTCAAGTGAGTCGTCATAGCGGTAGAATCTGCGAGCAGTTCTTCGGTAGCCGGAACAAGCACCATAAGCTTTTTCAGGCGTAGTTCAGCTTCTTTCAGCTCGGATTCTTTGGTTGGAGTTTTAACCGCAGCTTCGTTTTCCCAAGTTGCAAGGATGCCAGTAGTTCCCCAAGGAGTTCCTTCGTCTTTTGGAAATCGCATTGCGTTACCGCTGATCGGTGTATTTTCCGACAACGCCAATAAACTTTGTTCTTCCATCGCCATATCTACAATGCGCTGACCAAATTCAGGTGGTACAGCATAACCACCATCAGGCCCGGAAGCTTCGTTTGAATATGTCGTGGTTGATCTGGTTAAGCGCTCATCAACGCTGCGGTGTGATTGCATAACAGAGTGTGCAAAGTCACCGAAATGTTTAAACCCTCGTTTCAGATCAGCGTCAGCATTTTCTGTTACAGTGATATAAGGTGCCGATGTTGCTGGCTTGGCTGGCTGTCCTTTGCGAATTTGGTCAAGCATAAGCCCTTGAAATTCCTGAACAGTTTTGCCTTCTGCAATTGCGCGTGCAGCTAATTTAACACCATCATAATCGGCATGAGTCTCGCCAATTGTCATAATGTCAGCATTGCGTTTGTTGGTTGCGTCCAGCGCTCGTTTTACTTGCTCATCCACTTGCTTCTGGATGTCAATTGTTTCAACTTTTGGTTCGTCCATTTTCCTAGACTCCATATCATTAATAATAAAATCATCTATTGATCTGCCGACACCTACCGTACTATCAGCGGGTACAGCCACCAGACTAATCTCCAGTGGTTCCCAATCTGTCACAAGGAAAGTGTCAACGCCATTTTTATCTGTTGCTATAAGCCGCGCAGCATGTACGATGTACCCAACACTGACATTGCTTACAATACCGTCAAGTACCTTCTGGTATATCGCCTCATCATCCTCGCCTTTCCCAAAGCGCACCGAAGCCCGACCTACCCGATCAGTCCCGATTGATGCTGATTCAACTACCCCAATTTGGCACTCGACAGAATTTTCATGATCCATGAGCAGCGGACATGATCCGCTTGCAAGCCTACCCATGCGGATAGCGCCCGGTTCATGGCTAAGAATCTCTATACCGAACCAGCGCTCATAAGGCGTTTCAGAACTAAATGCTAGTTCTACTGTCCGTGCGTCTTGATTGAGCATCGCCCGATCAAGTGTGACCGCTCTTACTTCTCTGGTTCCGGGTTTAATAGTTTTCATAAGTGTCTATATATCAAGTATTTGCGACATCGTTAAATTGATTTGTGTCTTGTAGCTTAGGGTTTTTCTTGTAGACGTTTAGTTCGATCCCTTTTTCTGCGATCAAGTCTTGATAGCGCTTGATTGCGTCAAGCACGTCCTCAGCATCTAAACCTTGCTGGGCGGCTATTTGATATGGATCGGAAAGACCATTATCGATTGCTTCAATGCTTGCCTGGATATCTTTGAGCGGGTCAACCCATGCCCAACGACGCGCCAGAAAATCATGCGCCATGAACTTATTGAGCTTTGCAGCAGGCAATGGAGTCCCGGTGACTGAGACTATCTTGTTGTTTAGAAAGGCGTTGCTTATCCAGTTGCGGTAAACTCTCTCCATAAATGCGCCAATAAACCAGTCCTGAATGACCTTCCATTCTTCGCGCTCCTCAAGCGTACCGCTGCGGATCGAAGAAAAGTTAACGCCTTCCAGATCGTTTGCAAGTGAATGATAACTAACGTTTAAGCCGCTGGATATGTCGCGCTTTGCCGCCTTGACAAACTCAGCGAACATTGCATGTGGGTAATCAGGGTTAAAACTCTCGAATCCCCAGCCTTCTGGCAATATTCCGAATTGACCGCCAGCCGCTTCTTGATAAAGTTCGCCCGTGGTTGCGTCAACATCGTCAGCCATCGCAGATCCGTCACCTTCGGGAGACGTGAAAAACCCCATCTTACTTGCACCAACACCAGCAGCAATAATCGCCCACTCTTGATATTTTTTAAGGTGAAAGATGCGGGTCATCGCAGCATGTAGCCACGAGACGCCCCGCACTTGCTCTGGGGAATCGGCAAGGAATAGATGGATAATATTCTTAGCCGGATATACTCGGACTGTTCTATTTTTTAAATCTGCGCCAACAGCGTCGTCATAAATGTGATAATTCAATGGCTTACCGTACTCGTCTACTTCAACGCCCATATAAATCGCGTTGTTAAGCACATTGCCTTTGCTATCTGTCACACGATCACGATTAAGCGTAGTTGCCAGCCGTGACACGTCAATCAGTTGCAGTGCATAGCCGTAATCATTAACACTGCCCATATGCTCATAGATCAGCGCTTCACCATCAATCGCAACGGCTTTTATGATTGCGCGCTCCAGGTCGGGCATAGACATGCGCCCGGATATTTCACAATTACCAACGCGCGACCAATCAGCCCAGCCAGTTTCGATTGCGTTATTCGCCAACTTGTCTTGTTTGTCACCATCAGATACGCGCGCCTGTAGCACTATGCCGGTCGACCCGATAACGTTTGCAGCCACAAGCGATTTGTATTTCTTAACCATTGGCTCATTCTGCGCCAAGTCACGCGCACGTGCCCTGACAGCGTCAATTCCGTCTTTCAAATCGGTATTAATTGATCTGGTTACAGCCGCCCATGAAGCTACAAGCCGCGTTTGTCTAGCAGCATCAAACGTGCGTTTAGCTACCGGCTTATCCTTTGATTTAAACGGCCACATCTAAAACCTCACCGAGATACGATTTTTGGTAGCAAGCCCATTGCGCATTCGCTCAGCGTTTTCTTCTCGCGCCACCTCTTGCTTAATCTTTGATCTATAAGCAATAAAGTCACCTGGAGAGCGGAAAGAAATTGTGCGACCTTCGATGGTATAGCTTTGTGTCCATGCATTGGAGCCTGATGCAATCATCGCAGCGTCAAGTAAGTCCAATACTTTTTTGGCGGTAGTGCGGATATCATAGCCAGCGGCTTGTGCAGCAAGATCAGGTAATACCTCAATCTGGCCTTTGTAAACTGAGTACCGGCTTGTTGTCTTAGTTACCCAACCAAGCAGCGTATAGATTCCGGATGTATAAGTAGCAGTGGCCGCAGCAGTGGCAGTTACAAGATGATCCGCGCCGGAAGCTGTTGACGTGATGTCAAACTTTCCAGCGGTATTGATTATGCGGTAATGCAGCACCCAGCTATCATTTGCTGGGTAATCAGCATATGATTTTTGCCATGTGAGAGTATCACCGGCCTGTATTACGGTGGGTTCGATGGTGGCTATATCTGTCATATGCTACCTTATACACGGCAGCACCGACATGATATATATGATTTAAGTCTTTATTATTCTTTGTATTTGTCTTGCTGACATGCCGTAACGTTCGGCAAGTTGTGACGGGCGTAACCCTGATTGTATTTCCTGTTTGATTGTGTCATTTCTGACAGACAATTGGCGCGAGTATGTCTTGCTAATATAAACGCACTCCCCGCCGTAATGCTTTGATATCTCTATGCAAATTTTATTAAGCTGTGGTTCTGGCAATTCGTTCCCCAGTGCAAACCGCAACCCGCTGAAGAAATCATCTTTAAACTTAATTCCACGTTTGCGCATTAAATCGTCCCCTCGGTTTAAGCCTGATTTTTTTCTTAACTTCTTGCGGCGGTTTTAATTCTTCAACTATTTCAACAGTTTGCTGCGGTTCTGTCAACAATTTTTCATGACGTTTTTTCCATTGCGCGCTAGTCAACCGATGCAATCCCAACTTGTACGCAGCAGCAAGATTATACACCATCAAATCAAGCGCTTCATTGCGATCTTGTTTCTTTTTATCCCAGTATGATTTTTTCTTCCCGTTGACCCACTTGCTTGCACGAAACTCTGACACTAGCTGAGCGTAATAATCCTCCGGCAGATCGTTCGAGAAATGAACAGCGCCTTGACCTTCGCCCCGTTTCCACCTGGCGTATAAGTAATCTTTTGCCGTGTCCGTGCCGATGTGCCATAACGTTACCCCTTTTTTGATTAACTTACCATTGTATTTATAATCAGTTTGTGACGGGCGCGTAGGGATGATTGGCCGATCTGGTCGCGCATCGCCCTTGATCGGGAAAAATCCTTTTGTCTTTGCGCGCATCGTAAAGTTGTAGACCTCTTGTGTATGCAACCCGCCCGAGTCTACAAATATTTGTGATACTGGTATAGTTGACCCTCCGGCGTGCGCATACGGCACAGTAAGCAGATCGTAAGCCTGTTTCCAAGTTGACTCATCAGCAGGATCAGAATTGATAACTCGATAATCAACAATCCAGCACTCCATAGCATCAGCCCAACCAACCACTTTAACCTCAAGCCGGTCGCCCTGTGTATCAATAGCAGCAGTCAACACAGTGACCGGCAATGGCACAGTCCCGAGCCGGTAATCCTCAGCGCGTGACATGAGCGTGCTTGCTTGCGTTGTCTCAGTTGCGCGATCCCAGCAACGTGCGAGCCGTGTGTTATAAAACACAATCATTTCGGAGTCGTCGCCAAGATCAAGCAATGTCTTTGCATCGGTGTATTGTTTATGCAACCCTGTCCATGATAGCCAGCCATAGGGCAGAAACATAGCCGATGCAGTAAATGATTCAGTAGTGCTGGCAATTACCGGGTCAGACCATAGGCCATTCTTAAACATTGCCGATTTGTCAGATTCTTTGTGCAGCCCACCACATTCTACGCAAGGGTATTGCGCTTCACCATCAACTATGGATAGGTTCTCAAACAGCAAATCCTGCGCATGGCCGCAGTGGATGCACTCAGCCATAGCATAGCGTTGTGTACCCTGCTTGTATAATGATTGTATTCTGGATTCGCCGTCAATGGTCGGGCTGGAGTAGTAGTAGGATTTTTTATTATGCTCGAACGTAGTCTGTCTTGCTTCAGCCAGTT